TTTTCTTTTCTTCTTCAGCTAATCTTTTCTTTTCTTCTTCAGCTAATCTTTTCTTTTCTTCTTCAGCTAATCTTTTCTTTTCTTCTTCAGCTAATCTTTTCTTTTCTGCCTCAGCTTTTTTTGCTGCTTCCATTTCAGCTTTTTTAGCTGCTTCCATTTCAGCTTTTTTAGCCGCTTCTGCTTCAATCCCCCTGTCTATTTGTCTTGCACCGGATGGTTTTACTGATTCTACAGGTTTGGGGACTGGTTCTACAGGTTTGGGTGCAGGTTTGGGTGCAGGTGCTGGAGCAGGTGCTGGAGCAGGTTTCGGGGCTGGCGGCCCCGGAGGTTTTGTTGGTATTGGAGGAGGCGGCGCAGGTATATTTGTTGGTGGCGCTTTTTCCCTACCACTTGCTCCCATTCCATCTAGTCTTCTTGCAATAGCTTCAGCTAGTTTTTCTCTATCCTCTTGCTTAGCTTCTTCATTATTTGGTTTAATAGTTCTTTCATAGTTATTTCTAGTAGAACTCATCAACTTATTGATTTCCAATAACTCAGAATGTATTTTTAATTGAGTCTTATCATCTTTTAGATCGATAAGAACCTCAACCATATCAGATAATATTTTATTCCTTTTTATATCAATTTTAGAATTATCTTGAGATGATACTCGGTTTGCTTTTTTAATTTTTTTACGCGGAGTTAAATCCGAGTCAGTATTAGTTTTTGCAGAAACTTTATCATTTTTTTCATCTTTATAACTATCTTTTTTTCCAGTAACATATGCTGCTGGTCTATTAATAAGCGAATCTTTTAATTCTTGTGTGAAATCTTTCCAGTCACCGGCAAGAGTTCTTGGAGCCCCTTCTTCAATTTTTGAATTTTTTGACAATACTTTGGCAATTGATTCTATAGAATCTTTTAATTCTGATAAATCGTTTCTTATTATACCTTTTTTGCCAAATAACTCTATTAATTCGGCAAATATTTTGTCGTTATTTTGGTTCATTGTTTTTAGACGTGGTCGTATCCCCAACTGCGTTTATCTTGCCATCTATCAAATGTTGCATACATCGGATAGGGAGTAATTTTATCTCCTATTGAGTTTGTTTCTTTATTATTAATAGTTTTGTTTGAAGACATTATAAGAGGAGCTGATTGTGAACTTTCATTATTAGACATTGATAAATTAAAATTTTCTTCAGTAAGTCCTGATAATTTATCAGAATTTGCAGTAATTCCTGGTTTTGGTTCAACTGGGTTATACTCAGATTTAATAAGTGGTTTTAACTCCCCTTTATAAGTGCTATCAGCCTCAATCTGTCCAGCGTCCTCTGGCATTTGAGGAACCTTATAAAACGGTTCTGACTCTATACTAGCTTTACTCTCAACCTTGGCAGGTGCTGCTTCAACTGTCGCAACTGCCGCCGCCGGCTTAACTTCGTTATTGGAGTTTTTGTTTTTTAATTTGGCGGTTGCTTCTTTAGCAGCATCTTCTTCTGCTTTGGCAGCGTCTATTTCTTTTTGCCGCTCAGGAGAAGGCGGAGGTGCAACCTCCGTTTTTTTAGGAAGTAAAGCTTGTCGTTGTTTTTCTAACTCTAATAACTTCTTTTTATCTTCTGCAGATAGATCCGTATTTTTATCTAAATTTTTAATACCTTCGTTTATTAAAACATATTCTTTTTCAACTCTTTGTCTTTTCTCTGCTTGCTGAGTTTCATTTAATCCAATAACACCGTGGAATTTTTCTTGAGCTCTTGCAACGGCACCCACTTTACTATAAAAACCACTTATTATTTTTATTTGTTGTTCTTGAATATCATCTAATTGTTGAGGATATTCTCCAAGTCTTTTTCCTTCTGAATCGTTATTGACTCCAAGTAAACCCGCAAGTTCATCGCCGGCCTGTGCTAATAAACCAACCATTAAAACTTTGCCTGCTATGTCTAAAGCTCCGGCAGCTTTACCTGGCGACCCGGATGGCGGCTTTGGTTTATCTTTACCGGTACCTTTACCTTTACCTGATTTATCCGGAATTCCGCCGTCAGGACCGAACCCACCAGATTCTCCAATTACATCTGAAAGTCTTCTTGCAATAGCTTCAGCTAGTTTTTCTCTATCTTCTTGTTTAGCTTCTTCATCATTAGGTTCAATAGTTTTTGCAGAAATATCATTTAGATTCTTAATTGTTTTTTTAAGTTCTACGATATCTTCATATATTTTTAATTGTGTTTTATCTTCTTTTATTAACTTTAGAACATCGACCATATCCGATAATATAGTCGATGATTGATCTTTATCAACAATTTTTGCTGATTCTTTTGTGATAATATTATTTTCTTTTAAATTACCTTTTTCAGATGCTTCTTTTTTAAGATCTTCGTTTTCTTTTTTCTTTACATTTTTTTTCATTCCCAAATATTGTTTGGGATCATCAAAAAGACTTTTCTTAAGTTCTTGTTTAAAATCTTTCCAATCTCCGGCAAGAGTTCTTGGAGTGCTATCTTGCTCGGGTTTATTGGTAGATTTTTTACCTAATGTATTAACTAATGATTCTATAGAATCACTTAATTTAGATACATCCTTATGAAATTCCCCGTTTTTACCAAATAGTTCTACTATTTCAATTAAAGACGATGGTTGAGAATTGTTTGTTGGTTTTTCCATTAGATTCCTGGTCTTTTAACTAATGGTTTAATTGCAGTCGGACTTACTGATGTTTGAGTATTATCTCCAAATCCCGAAGAGGATCCAAACGAAGATGTTCCAATGCTTGTACTTCCAGTAATGCTTGTTGGCAACGTATCAAAACTGTTTCCTGTGTTTGCAACTGATGTACTAAATGAGGTTGAGCTATTTGATGGTACATTAAATCCGCCATTGTTGATTACTCCTGATGCAGGTAACGTGGAAGGAGGTACATATGTTGTGCCGGATCCTAAGCCTCCGTTATTTGCTCCACCTAGTTTTTCTTGTGTGCGACCATATGCAGCAATACCAAGTACAGCTCCCATAGCAATATGGAATAATCCGGCACCTTGTAATGTTAATGGTTGCCATTGTGAATTAATTGTTCCGTGACTAAGACTTTGCAGCAGGCTCCATAGTATAGGGAACAGCATAAAATCACATGTACAAACGGCCATATACATCCAACCCATCATTGGACGCCATTTACTATTCATCCAATCTTCTTTTTTCTTTTCGCTGGCACTAATTTTTTCTTGTTCTTCGGCCATTTTATCCCCTTGCTCTTTTAGATTTTATTTTCTCATTTTCCTCACTTATATAGTTTATTAATAATGTAACGTAAATTTCTCTTTCCCATGGCAACATATTTTCCAATTCCGTTAATGAATATTTATGATGTTGCATTAACGAAAAATTCAATTGAAAATAGTTTACAAGACTTTCATGAGAAAGAGTTATACGAAAAAATTTTGCAGGCCTTCCAAATCTACAACATTTTTTGTATTGCATTCCTTGCAATCCACTTCAATATGATGGACTATTTTTGGAATATTTCTAAAGAATTCTTCCAATAAATCAAATTGTTTTTTTGTAAAAGAATTCACAAATGTATTCAAATCTTCTTTGGAATAAGAATTACTTTCGTAGTAATCTTCTTTTGTAAATACAGCATCTATACAGTTTGATACTAACTCTAAAATTTTTACGCTATCTAAATTGTCATAAATTTCTAACATTTCATCAAATCTAGGATATCTTAAAATTACTCCAACGTCATCTGTCAACATTATTTTAGGTTCTATGTTTGATTTTTTAACTACTTGAAGATTTGTAATGTCTATAGTATGATCTATTTTATTTCCACAATTGCAAGTAACAACAACGTCTGCCGTTTCACTAATAGATTTTGCTCGAATATTTAAGAACAAATATTCCAAATCAAAATTTGGTAATTTTTCTACATCTAATTTATTAAATGTGCAGTTATCAACTAATTCTGAGATTACTCTAGAAATTTCATTTGCACTTGCTTCAATATTTGTTAGTAATATCTTATATTCCTTTACAAGAAATGGTCGATATTTTACTTTTTTATTTGTTGACGGTAAATTCAATTCATACGTCGGTGTTTCTAATATAGGCAATGCCATAGTATTATTCCTTTAAATTTATTTAGGGGGTTGGTACATCAACTTGTGGAAGGGGTGGGTCATCATATCCCAGCCTCAGCTCTGCTTTGTCCTTTATTGGGTGTAAAACATCAACGGGTTCCAGACGTAAAGATTCTGCGTATTCTGTAGTCCATTTTCTATAACCAAAAGTAACATTCAATTTATGTGTTTGATTTGTTGATGCCATATTTAAATCCATCATATTCATAACTTTTGGAAATGCATCAATTAGTTTAATAGAATATACTACTAAATTTTTTTCATTCAATTGATTTATAGTAATATCTGTAGTATATTTTTTTGGATTCTTGATATCCGGACTATCATCATAAGACACATTATAATTATTAGGATTTACTATAGAAAATATCCATCTATCAAAAAAAGTTTTTATTTCAAAAGCACTATCCATATAAAATGTCATTGCAATTGATTCTCCCCCATATTCTAAAGATATAGGTCTTTGATATGCGGGACCATATATTCTTTGACTTTTTGTAGTTATTGCGATTCCAGGGAGATTTGATATTTCACAAAATAATGAGGTTAATTTAGCGCGCGCAGTATCGCTAGCACTTAGGGATGATGGGGGAGTAATTATTACTTCAAACCTATTAGGTCTTGCAAGATTTCTGTTTTTAACTTCTGATATAAATCCCGCAAGATCAAAATTTGATTTCGTTCCTAATGTTGTCATTATAGACCTTTAGTTTTTGGAGACATTTTATTTACCGTATCTCTCCAAATATTTGTTTTATTTGAACCCACAAATTGTTCAATTGGCAATTGAGATGCCGTAATCCAATCATCATATTCTATTTTATGAAATCTTGATTGTACATGATTATTAAGATAGTGTTTAACCGCCATTTTTGCTGGTTCTAATCTTGATATAGAATTTAATAATTTCCAAGATAAGCGAATACGGGTATCAGTAGAATTATTTATAGTATAATCTGATAATATTTTAAGTATTCTAAATCGTAACATATATGGTAAATAGTGCAGATTTATACCATAAAATCCGTCGGGTACTTTTCTAAAAGGCAATACTAGCGGTAATTTATCATAGTATGGTAATGTATCTTTATGTTTTGGATTATAATAAAACAAATACATTCCTCCTGGCAATATATTTGATACTAAAGGAGTTTCTCGAATAACTTTATTTGTAGTTTGATTTATTGAGGCATTTCTCATTAAACTTGTAACTTGTTTTCGATACCATTGATATGATTGCTCTTGACCAGCGGCAGTCAATCTTATATCTTCAAACGGATTAATAGTTGCCATTTATTTTTTTATTCCTAAATCTTTTTCGGTTAGAATTATGAATTTCATATTCCTATCTTTGCAGAACTCAAATGCTGCTTTCCATTTTGCATCGTTAACCCCATATTGAAATACCTCATCTATAAATCTTTTAGTTTTTCTTTCGGGTATTTCTGGAGGTTTGGTGAATCTTTCGGGTTTTATTTCTACCAAATATTTTTCAATTAAATTTGATGTTGTTTTAACTTTTATATAAAAATCTACAAAATATCTATGAATTCGTTTGTCAACGGGCGAAACATATGGAATAATTACTGTTTCAGAACCCCATTCAATTACAGATTTGCTGGAATCGCACCATTTCATGAACCGCAGTTCCCATAATGATCGGTATACTATACTAGTAATATCGCCCTTGTATTTTTCAACATTATTTACCCTATATTTGCCCTTGTAGGTTTTGGTGTACATAACTTATATAAATAATTAATAATTTATATATTTATAGTTAAAATACCGGACAAAAACACATGGCAGAAATAAAACAAAAAGACTATAACGTGAAGGCGTTCAGTTATCCTGGTGGTCTAGGAGCAACTCCAGATTTTCTACACTATGTTCAATTTTTTATAAATGTTCGAGAGGGTTCTCGATTTCAAAATAAAATAAATACTAGTGTTACCCCAGTTAGTACAAGAAAAGATAGTACTAAGTATGATACTTTAGGGGCTATTGGAAGAGCAGCCGCAGTTGGGGCTGTGGTAGCCGGTATCGCCGCCACCGCGGGTGCTGCAAATAATATTGGCAAAGGTGGCGGGGCTGCTGCAAAAGCCGCAGTCGGGAGTGCTTTAAAAGTTGGTATGGCAACCGGTGCAGGAATTGCTTTAACAGAATTGGCTATTGATATTGGCAGCGATTTAAAACCAAAAACAAAATTGAGATTAGCCGATGTTATATCTTTAGCTATGCAAGAAAAACCAGTTGTTTCATATGGTGTAAATTATCAAGATAAAGATATGGGTATTCTTGGTGGATTTTTAACAGATGATTCTGTATCTGGGCCGAATCTTGGTTCGGTTACTCAATCTGCACTAATACAAGCAGCAAAAATACCATCATTGTTGCCTGGTTTTGGACAAGCATCTCCTGCAGATATTGTTCAATTGGGGGCAAAGGCAAAAACAAATCCTTTTAGAGAAGTATTTTTTGAAGGTATAGATTATAGAAAATTTAATTTTAGATATAAATTTATGCCAAGAACTCTTAGTGAATCAAAAATTGTTTTAGATATAATTACTACATTTAAACAACATATGCATCCCGAACTTGCACAAAATGGTTATTTTTATGTATATCCTTCTGAGTTTGAAATAATGTACTGTTATGGAAAAGAAGAAAATGCATATTTTAATAAAATTGCACAGTGTGCATTAACAGACATGTCTGTAGAATATGGCGGAGAACAATTTTCAAGTTTTAATAATGGTGCCCCAACAGAAATAAATCTAACCTTAAGTTTTAGAGAATTAGAATTAATTACTAAGAACTCTATATTGGAACAAGGATATTAAATGTTTTTTGAAAAATTTCCTTTATTGCAATATACGTTAGATGACGGTAAAAGTTTTCAACTAGTGCCGGATATACTTAGACGTATTGCTCTCGCAGATAAATTAAAACAAACAGGTCCATATTTTGAAGAATATGATATAAAAGATGGCGAAACTCCTGAAATAGTTGCTGAAATTAAATACGGAAATTCTCAATTGCATTGGATAATTCTAATGGCTAATAATATAATTGATCCAAGATTTGATTGGCATTTAAGTTATTATAATCTTGTAGAATATTGCAAAGGTAAATACGGCGCAGCAAATATTAATAAATTACATCATTATGTAAACAAACAGGAATATATTGTAAATGGATATCGATCAATGCGCGAAGATTCCACATTTTCAAATCCCGGAACTATTGAATTAGAACAATCAAATCAAAATATACAAGTTAATTTAGTTTTACAAAGTTTTCAAACAGGTAAATTATTTCCTGTATCAAATCTTATGTATGAGGATGCCGAAAACGAGAAACGAAGAAGAATTAATATTATTAGACCGCAACTTGTTTCAACTATAGAGACAAGTTTTAACTCATTAATTATCTCATGACTGCTGTTTCACAAGATTTATTATTTGAGGCGGGTGATATACGAATTAATAGTTTGATATTAAAATCAACAAATTTTTATGTGTCCTTAGAAGATTACTTAGTAGAATTAAACATATATGAAAATATATTTAATAATACTTTATCTGGCGATATTGTTATTTCAGACAGTAGAAATATAATATCACTTGGACCTATTATAGGAGAAGAATATCTTATAGTAGATATTGTTACTCCAAGTTTAACAGATGGGATTAAAAAAACTTTTAGGATAACATCTGTAGAAAATAGAACAGTAATACGAGATCAAAATACTCAAATTTATACATTAAAATTTACATCAATAGAAACAATTATAGATTCACTATTGCCTCTATTTAATTCTTATTCTGGAGACGTATCAGAAATAGTTAGTAAAATATTTACTGATAATATTTCAACTGAAAGAAATTTAGTATTAGATAATAACAATTCGAATAAATTAATTGTATCTCCAGAAAAATCTCAATTAAGGATACTTGGAGGAGGAACTTCAAATAAAGTAAAATTTGTTAGTCCCGGTTGGAGCCCCTTTGATTCTATTAATTGGTTGGCTCAAAAAGCAATACCAAGTACAGGAAAAGCTTGTAGTTTTTTATTCTGGGAAACATCAAGAGCATTTTATTTTGGAAGTGTTGAAGAATTATTTAGTTTAAATCAATCAATTGGCAATTATAATTATGCCGCAACTGCAGTATATAAAGGAACCGATGATGTAACTGAAAAAATGACTTTAATACAAGAAATAAATATTTTAAATGGTATTGATCATTTATCAAGTTTGGAAAATGGATATTTTGCCAGCCAACTAATTGAATTGGATTTAATTAATAAAAAAATAACTGCTACAGATTATAGTCATTCGGATAAATTTTTAAATTATACCCATGCTGTTACGGAAAAAAATAATATATCTCCACTATTTAATAATACAAATTTAATTTATAATTCAAATACCCATAAAAGAGTTTATCCAAAACAACCAGGATTATATTCAAAATTTACAAATAATTATAATGAGAGAATGGGAGAAATATATGGTAACAGAAAATCAAATATATTAGATTTAAATTCTCTTAAATTAAATATTTTAATACATGGTAGAACCGATATTGAAGTGGGTCGAACAATCTATATAAAATTTCCAGATATTTCACCGGTAACTGCAAAAGATTTATCTAGGGAAAATTTAGATAAAAGATATGCAGGCACATATCTAATAACCGCAATACGTCATAAAATAAATGCATTTAAACATCTGTCATCTCTTGAAGTTATTAGAGACTCAGAACCAATTAAAATAAATTGAATTAAAATAATATGAGAAATATATACGGAAATCCAACTTTTATTTGGTGGGTCGGAGTAGTTGAAGATAGGCAAGATCCTGAAAAATTAGGAAGATGCAAAGTTAGAATATTCGGATATCACACTGATGATGTAGGAGTATTACCTACAAATGATTTACCATGGGCTACACCCATGATGCCAATTACTTCTGCAAGTACCTCTGGGGTTGGTATGGCGCCTTTAGGACCTGTAGAAGGAACCTGGGTAGTAGGTTGGTTTTTAGACGGAGATGAGAAACAACAACCTATAATGATGGGTACATTTACGGGCAAACCAAATAAAAATCCGGTGGTTGAAAAATTATTAGTAAATGAAGAAATTAAGGCCGGTAATATAGTTACAACATCAACAGGATCAGTTTTATATGACGGGTCAGGGCAACCGGTAAAAACAGGAAATTCTGCAAACACCGATCCAACATTGCCAACTGATGTAGATATTCCTTCAGTATTACCTCACCCATCAAATCCTACTCAAAATCCTGCAGGACCCTTAAATGACCCAACATTTGCATCGCAGCAAGGATT